TCAGCTTACCTGGTGCCAATCTGACGCATGATAGACAAACCCCAGATAAGGAGTCTGCGAGGTCTGAAAATAGAGGTCTCCCTCTGTGCCTGACAATACTCCAGCTCCTTTCAGGGCCACGAGAATTATGGGCTGACTATCCGTCCCACCCGATGTCACAGTTACCGTAAAAGTGTAAGTTCCAGCCGACGAAACAGAAAGATGGCCTATCGCGTTCGCATCAGAGCCATTAGACTGAGAATCAAGACTAAAAGGCGTCGAGAATGAAAACACATTAATGCTGTGATAACCTCCGCAAGCGGCAAAAATAAAGTCGCTCGCGTTCAATGTCGTGATATTTAGGCTTGTTGAAGTGGTACCGCTATAGGTTTGAGCTACCGTGTCAATGCTGGTCGTCAGACCAGCAACCTCCATGACTCCCAGGCGATCATAATTGTTAGCCGGACTACCTATTGTGACAGTATTTACTCCAGAAGTTGCCGCCAAACCAGCATATATATTCAAATTGTTCGGCTCGCCAGAGATGCTTGCAATCAGCGTATAGGTCGTGCCGACCGTATCGGAGACCGTCACTCCGGTGATGTTGCCTTCACTTTTATACGCGACCAAAAGAAGATTACCGGCGGAAACCGCGTTGGTGAAACGGAGCGAACTTCCGCCACCGGTTAACGATTGCAGGTACGTGCTCCCCATTGGAGACGAACTGCCAAAACTGACACTCCCCCCGCCGCCACCACCGCCGCTCGGTGTAACCCAAGTCGGCGCCACCGCTGGGCCATTAGCCTGGAGCACCTGGCCGGCCGCCCCTGCCGGCAACCGCGTGGGCACTCCTGATACGCCGCCATAGATTAGATCGCCCTCGGTGGTCATCGGAGTTGGAGGCACAGACCAGGTGCCGTCGGCCTTCAGCACTTTGCCCGCGGCCGCGGCGCCAGCCGGGGGAGCTGGCACCAGGCCCACCGCGCCCCCAGAGCCGCTGTCGCCGGTCATCACCGGCACATTAGCCGTGACGGGATAGACCGGCAGCCCGGTGGCCGCGTCCGTGCCGGTGCTCGCGCCCTTTTGCCACCTGACATTAACCGCACCGCTGGGAGCTGCGGGGCTCGTATTGTTGAGATTGATGACTTCGGACATGGAAACTCCAGAGAGAAAAGCAAACGCAGGTCCTTCGACTCACTGCGCTCGCTCAGGATGACAGCAGAAAACTACGACCCGTTGACCTGGAAGACGGAGCCCGCGCCAGTGCCCGCTGCGCCGGTGGGCGTGTAGGTGTAGGCCGTCACATCGGCCAGCGATTGCACGGCTGTGCCGAAGGAGTTGAAAGTGACGAATTTGAAGAAAAGCTCGACGCCGATATATTGCGCCGGGATGCTGTACTTCAAGATGCCCTGCGCCCCCGACGAGAGGAAGGCGAAGCGGCTGCCCGAGGGATGATCGACGCCCACCCCGGCCGCCGGGGCACCGAAGACGCCGCGACGCAGCTCGTTTCCGCTACCGGTGGCCATCAGCGTGTATTTGTTGGCGGCGGTGAGCGTGGCATTGTTGTAGGCCATCAGCTCGTAGGGGATGGCATAGCTGCCGCCGCCGGCGACGTAGCAGGGGCACTGATCCGCATCGCGCACCGCGGCCGCATAGCTGAGCAGCGAGCCGTTGCTCTCGGTCAGATCGAGCGTCAGGTTGTTGGTGCTATCCGGATCAGCCGCCGCCGGCCAATCGGCCGTGGTTACGCCAGTGGTAGCCGAGCCGACCAGCGGATCGCCGAGCACATCGTAACTGTTGCCGCCATCAGTCGAGACATACGACTGGCAGCCGCCGTAATTGGCAGCAGGGCTGCTGACGGCTATCCAGAGTTGGCCCTGGTTGGAGAGACCACTGAGCGCCGCCGTGGCCTCGAAAATCACCGGCGCGTTGACATTGCCAGCGCTATCCATGGTGTCGGTGGGGTTGGTAGTGGGCGTGGTTGCGGTCAGGGTCGCGGGCGCGCACATGCCGTAGACGAACGGCTCCGCGGTGCCCTGGAAGCTGCCATCGTCCTGCTCCTCGTAGGACACGATGCGTACCGGGAGCGTGCCGAGGCATTGCAGCTCGTCGGTGAGGGTAATCAGGTCCATCGGTGTCAGCAGGCCCCAGCGCGGGCTGGCAGTGAAGGCCCAGCGATCGCCGCCGTACTGGTTGCGGCGCACCTGAATGCCCAGCAGCGTGCGCGCGATCGACGGGTCCTGCACCGCATTGTTGACGAGGGGATCGGCCTTGCGCACGCCAAAGAGCGCAATCGAGGCCGCGTCCGGCTGCTGTACCACGACCTGGTTGTAATTGCTGTTGCGGTCGAGGCATTGCATCTGGAGGACGTTGGGAAGATTCACGCGCGAGCCAGGCAGGAGTTTGGGGCAGCCATCCGTGCCCACAAAATCCCCGTTGGCCGCGTCGAGGTTGGCCGCCGGCCCGGAGGCCGTGGAGGCAGTGTAGGTGGCCCCATTGCCAGCCGTCGAAACCTCGGAATACGGAAAGCTGTAGAGCTTGCGGCCCAGGTAGACCGGCGCAGCGTTGGCGGCCTGGTAGAGCGTCTTGAGCCAGTCCGAGGCGGCCGACTGCGAGTTCATGCTCAGCGAGCCCCACAGGCCGTTGGCGCGGCATTGCTGCCGAACCAGATTCAGTGAATCGAGGTCGATGAAGTCGCCCACCGGCTTGGGATAGCTGACCGGCTGTGAGGACTTGAAGGCCATCAGCACAATATGGCCTGGCATCTCGGAGGTCTCAGTGATCGAGTACGTTCCGGGCGCCCCGACCCGCCGCTCCTGGACATTGAAAGTCTGGTAATATTGTCCGCCGTTGGTGAACGGCGCGCTCCAACCGGCCGGCGTGGCGGAAGATGAGGTAAACCCTTCATTCGTAAACACTGGCAATGCCAGCAGATATGCCGTGGTGCCGATCTCGTTGGTAGTGTTAATGCTAGCCGAGGCCACGCCATCGACCTGGATGATCGCCTCCAGGCTGTCAACCCCGGCAATCTCCAGCAGCAGCATCGCGCCGTTCGTAAAATTATTGCAATTACAGGAGACCGTATTCGCGCCCCCCACCCCCTTGCAGTACCAGATCGCCCAGCGACTTTGACCATCTTCCGTGGTCGTGCCAGCCGCCAGTGTCCAGATGTTGCCCTCGGTGTCAGAAATAGTGGGAGGATCGAGGACGTTGAAACCGTAGGCGCAGCAAACAAGGAAATTCCCTGCCGTGTTGGGCTGGGGATACGTCACTGGTGAAGGTCCATTATTACGTGATGCATAACTATGCTGCACGCAGCCGGGCAGATTGTAGCTGGAGAGACCGCGCTCCATCTGGGTAAAGGCCGTGGAGCTGCCGATAGCAGCCTGCGCCATTCCGGACTTGAAGATGTCCTCGATCATGTCGGCGAAGTCGGCGTCGCCAGATGGATAGATGCCCCACTTGCCGCGCACCTCGGGCTGGATCTGCGGGAGAGCGCCAGAAGAACCAAGATCCACATCAGAGGAGCCGATGCCGGCAAAATGCGGATAGGTGATCTGCTGCGAGCCGAGGTTGGCATCGGCATACTCAGAGCCAGAGCCCAGCTCCGCCTCGAAGGCACACTGCAGCTTGGCAATAGGCGGCTGATAGTCCAGCGACGACGAGACCGCGGCGTAGTAGACATTCACGTTGCCCCCTCCCATCCCGTTTGGGGGGTTATCAAAGGTGATGGTGGGGCCATCACTCGGCTGCCAGCGGTAGAGCCAGGGGTCGTTGCGGATGCCCGAGGGGTTAGCCGGATCCGGTCCATGCTCCAGGCTATTCCAGAACGGCCGCTCCCAGGTACCCGTCAGAGTCTGCGGACCCTGTCCGCCATAATCATCCACATCGAAAGAATAAGTTTGGGTGACGGTGACTGCGATGATGGCATAGAAAAGCGAATCAGGAATGGTGAGTTGCCTCGAATACCACGCGTCAAGTCCACCGCCCACGTATGACTTAAAAGTCAGCGGATAAAGGCTACCGTTGACCATCGCCTGCAGCACAGCCATGATGGGATTGTGACCCAGCAGGAAATCTACATTTTCGACGTAGGTGGGCGGCCCTCCCTTTTTTTTGCTTCCCCCACCTTTGCCTTTTTTGGACGATCCACCCTGGCGCAGGTTGGCCGCCCAAATCGCCAGCAGCGGCGATTGCGTCTGGCCATAGATCACCGGGATGGTGGCGCCGTAGGTACTAGCCTGCAGCAACGACCCCATCGCCGTGGGCTTGGTAGCGGCCTGACTCTTAAATCCCTGCATTGCGCACCTCGAAAGGGTTGAAAACCTTCATCTGGCGATAGGCGGTGAGGCCGTGACTGGTCAGATCGACTTCACGCACGCCGTCATACTGCGCATGGATGCCGCGCGGCCATGCGGTGACAATGGCGCCATGGTTGCACACCGGACTGCCCACCACGCGAAAGAGTACCAGGTCTCCTGGCAGCGCCTGCGCGCCAGGGCGGCAGATGATATCTGCGGCTAGGGTGCAGAAGCGCAGCATCTGCCGAAGATAGCGCTCGTCTTTCGTGTTGCAAAACCAGTCATCCGAATACAACCCCAGAGCACCCAGCTTTTCCCTGGTCGTCGCATTGATCTCGATCAGATATTCGGCCAGCAGCGTTCCACAGTCGCAGCCGGCCCCTTTGATGTGCCCGCGCAGCACATAGGGTGTCCCCAGCCAGGTGCGGGCGATGGCGATGGCTTCCGTTCGTGTTTTCATCAGACCGCCTGTTGCGGATTCGGAACATAGGGGAATCCGTAATAACCCTCATCGCCCAGGTTGATCGGCGCGGCGGTGGAGACATAAAACCTATCCACGCCCGGTGTCGGAGGCCATGGCAGCGCCGAGTAATTCTCGAATTCGGAATGCTTGTTGCCTCCGATGTCGGTGAATGCTCCGTTCTGCCCGATGGCTGACCAAGCCCCGGCCAGCGTGGCGCCCGTCCCCGACAGGAAGACCATGTAGCCGCCGGCAAACTCGTTGCCTGAATAGATTTTCCCGGCCGAGGGCGAAAGGCAGTCGGCGATGATGTAATCCTCGGTCGAGCCAGCGATGCAGCTGAAGACCGGCACGGAAGTATCGCCAGCGGGCAGCGTCACCGCGGCCGTCGAGGCCAGAGTGTTCGTGACCTCGATGACCGTCGACGGAACCTTCTGCGTGCACACGTTCATGTAGTCAGCGATCGAGAAGGTGATCTTGTTGCGTTCGACCGCCGCGGTATCCACGCGACCGCCAAACCATTCCGTGCAGCCCAGCGAGTTGGCATCCCCCGGCGTGGGCATGTAGGCCCGCAAAACCAGCACCGGCCAATTATCGAAGACGTGCAACCTCGCCAACTGATACGCCGAAGCGGTCGAAACGCTCGCCGTCGGGGTGATGTTCGAGGGCGACCAGGTGATCTTGATGGACTGGCTGTCGAGCCCAATCTGCATCTTGATGGGATCGCGCGTGATGGTGGCCGGCGAGAAAACGCCTTCGTATTGGTTGTAGACAACAGGTCCCTCGTGGTTGGTGAGCCAGATCGAGCGCGGGTCCTCTGGATTGCCGATGATGATGAGGTCGCGAATGATGGGATTGGGCGTCCCCTTGAGCCACGCCGCCGTGGCCGCAGTGGTGTCCACTCCCGCGCCGCTGATCACTTTGCGCATGATTTCTCCAAACGCTCAATCTCGAGATCGAGGTATTCGCGAGCCTTTTGCAGATCCTCGAGGGCTTTGCCTTTGTGCTCGGCGCGGGCGATGTACTTGCCCACCTGCCAGAGCAGAGGGTTGCGCGGAAACCAGTCCATCAGCACATCGATGACTTCGAAGCGGCCGAAGGTGTAGTGGCTGGGATGATGAACCACAGCATATCTTTGGACACTCGGGTTAGTTGAATAAGTTCGTTTGACTGTCATAGCGGCGCGGGCCTCGATTGCTCCAGTTTGACGTAGCCTTTGCCGTTCTGCGACTCCGAGCCGCCGATCGTCCAGAACTGGTTAGCGAATTTCTCCATGTCCTGCGAGTCGGACTGGAAGTGCGCGCGAAAGTAGAAGTTGAATTGCGCGGTGACCGGCGCGGTGGGCTCGGCGGACCACTTGAGATAGAGGCCCATGAAGGACGCGCTAGGAACCGCCAGCCCAGGGCCTTCCAGGGTCCAGGAGGGTCCAGAGTAGCCGACCGTGGTCGTCGGCACACCGTTGACGCAGACTCCCAGCGTTGACCCACCGGCCGCCAGGTTGGTGTTGAGGTCGGTGATGTCCTCGTAAAACGTGCCCCCGAAGGTGCGTTGCAGAGGCGAGTACCAGTTCCCTGCCCCGTCGGTGACCACTTGGAGCTGCGCCAGCGGCGTATTGGGCTCGCCCGCGACCATCGCCGGGCCCACGTAATTGTCATCCGGATCGAGGAAGAGGAAGTCCCCCGCTTGTCCCCCCTGTGCCAGAAAGAAATCCAGCAGGGTGCGCAGCTCGCCGACGGTGAATTGCGGCGTCGCGAAGTCGCGCAGGAAATCGTAGATCAGCTCCCAGCTCCACTGCGGATTGATGGTCTGCGGCAGCGCCACGCGGTATTTATTGGGCGAGGAGCTGACCAGCGTATCGAAGGCAGCTTCCTTCAGTACCGGATAGGTCAGGCCGGGCAGATTGGGATAAACGAGCATGGGTTTGGCTCCGAAGAACAGAGATCAGGGGTCAGGTGTCAGGGATCAGGGCTCAGCTTACGCAGGGCTCAGCTTACCGCTTCGGTAGCCCTGGCGAACGATGGCGAGCACATCGTCAGCATGGTCACGCAAGGCGCTCTTGAGGCCCGCACGATCGTAACCGTTGAGGTTTTGCGTGAGGTGGTTGTGGATCACCGAGGATGCGGAGCTGCTGCTGGAGTTGCTCTGGTTGACCATCTTTTCGAAGTTGGTGGTCTGTGAGGGAGAGAGAACGCGCTCGCCGGCGTGAGCCAGGATCGGAATGGCCATGCCATTGCCACCCCCTACAATGCCGCCCGCCTCGAACGCAGCCATCGCCGTAAAGCCCTGGCCCAGGTCCGTCATTTGAGCGGCGGCCGCGGCAGCCAATGCCGGCCCGGTAATCGGTATCCCTGCCACCGCCGAGGCTGCTGCCATGGCGGCCACGGCCGTATAACTCTCCGTTGACGCCACATTGGCGGCGCTTTCCGCAGCCTTTTTAGTGGTCAGACCGAGCGCATCCATAATTTTCTGCTCAGCCCACATTTCAGCATGCTGGAGCAGCCACTTAGCCACAAAATTGATCAAGTCCATGAGCATCTGGTTGAACATCTGCGCGAAGGCCTGCGAGAGCGATTTCGACTTCGTAATGACCTCATCCATGGCCTTCATGAAGCCGGAATTGAACTGGTTCATGGCCTTGTTCCAGCCCGTCTGAAACTGCGTCGCGGCCTGCTGATGAAGCTGCGTGATCTTGCGCGTGAACTCACGAGTGTCGGCCTCTTCTTTTTTGAGGTCGGCGGCGTAGGCCTTGACATCGCCCGCGTCGAGCTGCCGGATCGCGGCGCTCGCCTGATGCCGGATCTGCTGCTCCTGCCTGGTCGCCTGCTCGATGGCGGCGATCATCTGCTTCTCGGTCATCTGGCCGAGCTGCACCTTGTTCTTGCAGGCTTGCTCAAAGTCCACGAGGTCTTCATGCGCCAGGCGCATCTTCTCTTCAAGCGCCTCTTTCGCTACTTCGACTGCGTGCTTGGCTGAGTCGCTTTCCGCCTTGTTGATGATCGCCAGAGCTGAGGTGAGCTGCGCCTGTTCGTTCATGGCCTCGGTTGCCAGCTCGGCCGACGCGCCGGCCACGGCCGAGGAGACCTCTGTACCCGGCTTGCGATCTTCTTTCTGCTCCAGCGGCGCCAGCTTGGCTACGATTTCGCGATACTCGGTCGTTCCCTTCTTGGCCGTGGCGAGCCGCTCCTGCCAGAACTTGATCTCCTCTTCGAGCGTCACCTGATGCGAGAGCTTCAGTTCGTTCAAGTCCTCTTCGTCCTGCTGGAAAGCAGAGGAACCGCCCGAGCCCTTGGACCCTTTCGACTTTCCCGTAGAGGCCTGATTCGCATAAGCCGAGGCGGGGGCTCCCGGCGCGGCGTTTGCCTTCATATCGCCCGAGGAGAGCGACAACATCTGCCCATTGATCGCCTTCATATCCACACCGGTGAAGTCGGAAAACACCTGCTTCCAGGAGTTTGAAATATCTTTGAAATTATCAAGAACGGAATCTTTGGTGTCATTGAAATCCTGGCGGATTCTGTCAAGATGCCCCGATACCACATCCCCTATGATTCGACCAAGGCCAGAAGCGGCCAGGTTGAGAGACATGATGGATGCTATCGGCCCTTCAAACGCTGTTACCATTCCCGCTGCGGCGATGTCCCATACACCCACCACTCCCATTACCACATTTTCCAAGTTTTCCATTGCCCAGATAGCTGGGCCGCGTATTTCAGCCGAGAAATCCGCCATTGCCTTGGTCCATTCTTTGGACGCTCTCACCGCATCATCATCGACTTTGGCGAGTTGCGCGCCCTTTTCGATATTCACGCCGAGCGCCCCTGCCTGTTCGATCAGAATCGGAACCAGGGCTGCACCGCCCCGGCCGAAGATAGCAATCGCCGCTGCATCGCGGATGGTGGCGTCGTGCTGCTCTGCAAAGGCAACCGACAGCCGTTTTAGCATTTCGATAGGAGTAAGCTTTTCAACCTCGTCAAAACTGACGCCGAGATCCTTGAAGCCTTTGATCGTGGCTTCGTTGCCTTCGCGCACTTCGCCCATCGCGCGATCCATGCGAATCAGGCCCGTCGAGACCTGCTCCCAGTCTCCTCCCTGCTCTTTGACCACCTCTTGTAGACCGGAGAGGTCGCGGACCGTGATCCCCGTTTTCTCGTGCAGATGGTCGAGTTCGAGAACCATTTTGGCGGTTTCGTCCACAAAGTGCGCCGCAAAACCGGCCACCAAACCCGCACCGAGCAGCGAACTGAGGCCCGCAAAACCAGCCGTCATGCCTGCTGCACTTAGCTTGCTAGTTTCGGCAGTCTGAACAAGCTTCTCCTGGATGCCGGTCAGAGAAGCTTTGATTTCTACTCCTGCCGCCTCCCACGCGGTAGCCATAGGAACGGCGCTCAGAGCCGCCTTATGCGATGCAGCGGCAATCCCTTCCAAGTTAGCCTTGACGGCAGCGGCTGTGGCCGCCTGCGACTCAGCCAGGCGCATCTGAGCAGCGGCTAGGTAAGACATACTTTCTGCTGCCGGGATATTGGCATCCCTGGTGAGTGTGACCGCGCGGCGCACATCCAACTGCGCAGCGGCGACTGCGCGACTACTCTCGGCGACCTTGAGCGCTTCGGCGTTGACATTGGCAGCCGATGTCTTCACTTCATCGCTGAGAGACTTCCAAGCCGCCTTCGATTTAGCATTAGCCTCAGTAATGGAGATGGTAATTCCCTCCATCGCCGCCTTGGTCATCTCGGCCGTATCCCCGAGACCAGCATCGACGTTGGTTTTGTCAAAGGTTGCGCCGAGTGAAACTATTCCATCTCCGGGCATGTTGCCTCCAAAAGAAAAGCGGATGCCAGAAGGCACCCGCTCGTTGATAAAGTTGATGATTCTTATTTAGCCAATATCTCCCGCGCATACTCAACAGTCATGCGGTAGACGCAAAGATGAAGCTTGAATCTCTTTCCAGCCGGAGTAGGTTCAACTCCCATCACAATAGCAAACCATAAGCGTCCAGCATCCATTTGGGGGGCAATTTCAGCAGAAGTGGTACGTCCTAAATATCCCAATCCCTGGCCATCTTCATTGCAAACCCTCACTGAATTTGTATCCCGTTCATTTTCCGGCTCGCGACGAAGATAGAGGGCATCGTATGGAGCACATTTCCCAATCAAATCCTGACGGTCAGTTCCATCCTCATTCAGTCCAAACGCCCTATCCATTCGCGTTGCAAAATGTAAATCAGAATGGCTGCCAACAACTTTTTTGAATGCCACTTCAAACACTGATCGAGGAGAGATGTCTTCCACTCTCGTTCGGATCATGCAAATAACCAAAGCCGCTGGCTTGCCTTCACAAGCCCTGTAAACATGCCGAACTACAGCCGACCATTGGTCAATCTGGCCTGAACGTTCCGCCGAAACATTACTCGGCAAATACCCAAGCTGAGACCCTGAGCTGTTTTCAACTCTTACAGCAGAAGAATCATAAGGACACTCGGGCTCTTGCACAAGCACAATACGATCACGCTCTTTGCACTGCTGAATCAAGGATTGCCGGCTCGATCCATCGCTGTTCGCATATGAAACGCCAGCTACCCTCGTGTAGAAATGCTTGTCAATCGGAGTGCCAAAACTCTCACCGAGGAATTCTTCAAAAGCTTTTTCCGCATCGTCTTGCTGATACAGGGCAGCAGCGGCGGCAGAGATGCTTAAGTTAGAAAGCTTCGAAACAGCCGAAGAAGATACTAGTGGCCGCTTGCTTCCCTCTTTTTTCCGCTCAGCAACCTTGTCATTCTGCAGAACACCGTAGGCATACAAAATCGCGAGAAGGACGACACAGATCGCTCCAGCTAAGAACATGGCGTACAACCCTCCATCGGGAGGATTATACGCCGGTTTTTGGGCAGCTAAATGCCTTTGTGCTGTTGTTTGATGGCTTCCGCCTGCTCGATCAATGCCCGGAGGTGCGGGGGGAGCGGCTTGGCCTGTTTGCCCGTGAACCGCGCCATCTCGCCCATCTGCTGGCGCGCAGCCTCTTCGCTGACTGCCTGGCCGCGCTTCCGTGGGCCCAGATAGCGGAGCGCCAGAGTAACGTGAGCCGGCGGCTCCTCTTTCCAGTACTCCCAGAGATCGGCAATATCGCAGATCGAGGCGTCATAGATTTGCTCGAAGGTCCACCCGGTAGCCGTGACCAGCCGCCCCAGAAGCCACGGCCAGTCGATTGCCGCGCCACCGGCTGCTATTCCCCCTCAGCCACCGGCCTGAGCCCGCTGGCGCCCTGCACAGCCTCCATGGCCAACTTGAAGGTGGTCAGGTCGAGCCAGTCATTCAGGTTTTCCAGCGTCACATCCGGGTAGTTGCGGTTGACGGCCAGCAGGATGACGGGGATCAGACGGTCGAAGGTTTCGATGATCGTCGCGCCTTCGGGCGCCGGCTTGGTCAGCAGATCGTAATTGGCGCGGAAGTCGCGGGTCGAGAGCGAAGGGATGTAGTAATTTTGGCCGTTGAGGAAGACCGGCACGCCGAGGTATTTCAGTTTCTTAGGCATGAGAACCTTTCGGGAATGAGGAAGTGATTGAATCTTAGGTCTCAAAATCGAGACCTGGGGCACCCAGATTTGCGTCTCTCTGGAGAAACGCTGGCGTTCCACCAGAGAGACGCAAAAGGGGGAACCGTTTGCCGCGAAACCGGCGATCAGGGCTAGTCGGAGAAGATGTCGAGGAGGTTGCCGGAGACGTCGGTTGAGGCCTCCGCATCGAAATCCGATATCCAGAAATCCTCCTGCTTGGTAGGAATAGAGAGCTGGCCCATTACGCAAGAGTAAAGTCGGACGCCAAAGCACGAGTTGCGGAAGTTGTTATAGAGAAGGCCCTCGAACTCTGGCGCATAACCCATGAGCTCTTGACCAACATGAAGAGTCGTGCCATTCACCAAATCCGGCCATTCATAGCTGAGCAGCACGGCCAGATTGTTGGCAATGTCCGTGGCATTGAAGACATACTCGGCGGCGGTAACCGTGGGCGTGGTGGTGGCAGGGATGAACTTGTACTGCCCGGCGGCCGGAGCGGTGGTTCCGCTGCACGTCATGGTTTTGCCCGTGGAAACATTAATGACTCCCTTATTCGCCGAAGCCGTGGAATTCGCCGGCGTGACCGATGCGGCCGCTACGGCAGGCTCGTTAAAGACAGGGCGCAGCATGCCAGTAGTCGTCGCCGTGCCAAAGTAGAGCTGTGAATAAAACTGCGGATCGAGGGAGCCAACTTTGCCTTTGAGGCTCACATCGATCTTGCCGCGAGCCTTGGCTACTGGAGCCTGGAACATGCCATAGAGCTTCTTCAAGTCGCCCTTAATGCTAAGAGTGATGTCCTGAAGGACGGAGAGGGACATGGGGGTAGGGTTGGGGGCGAGATTGCCTGCGTTGGGGCTACCAAAGAACACCCCTGAGCCAAACTGGGTATTGGGCATTTCGTACTCCTGGGTGCTGTTCGAGCACCAATGAAAAAGCCCCGCCGGAGCGGGGCTTTTGGGTTGAGGTGAGTTAGCCGGAGTCAGACGAGAATGTTTATGGGCAGCAGCGCGGCCATCTGGTTATTGAAGATGCCGGGGTCGAGGTCGCTGTCGCCCTCAATCCAGCAGTGCGTGACCAGACCGCCGATGGTGAACTTGCCGGTGGTCAGGTTGTCCGGCAGAAGCGCGGCGTCGATGGCCTTCAGGAGGTTGTTGAGCACCGTCTCGCCCAGGAGCTGCTCCGCGCCGATGTCTTCCGAGGGCGCGGCGTTGAAGGCGTAGAGGATGAGGAAGCCGCGCAGCACGATCTTGGGCGGCGCGCCCGGCACCTTCTGCGGGATGTGGACCTCCTTGCCCGCGATCTGAAAGAAGGCCGGCTGGTCAGCGGAGGTGAGGTCCGGCGGCTGCACATGCTTGCGGCCCATGGAGACAAACTGCGTGCCGAGTTGCGACTTAAACCAGGCGAAGAGCGCGGCCCAGATGGCCTCGCGGTCGATGGCGGCATATTGTGCAAGACTCATGCGTTGGCCTCCGCGACGGCGTCATTGACGCGCGTTGCGATCAGTTCGAGAAAGGTGGGCGCCCAGGCTTCCTGCGCCTGGCGCAGAAAGGGATGCGGGCGCACGTCGAAGGCCGTGTGACCGCGGGCGAACAAGGTGCCTTCGCCCGGCTCGCTGAACTGATAGAGCGCGCCCTCGACTCCGGGCACGCTATAGCCCTCGTCCAGCGCCGTGCCAAGGTACCCCAGAAAAGAACGTCCGCCGAGCTTCCAGGTGGCCTGAGCCTTGACGCGGCCGCTGATGTTGGTCCGGCTCTCGTTGACGCGCGGCGACTTGAGGATGTTCTCGGCCAGCTCGCCGGTGCGGTTCTGAATGCCCGCCGCGCCCATCTCGGCGACGGCCGTGCCGGCCAGATCCACCATCCCCTCTTCAAAGCCCTCGCGCACGGCGGCGAAGATGCGCAGGCGCACCGCGTCCAGGTGCTCGATGGTGCGATCGACGCTGGATTGATCCACCGCGAAATCGATCATGGCAACCTCGGAAAAAAGCGGGGCCGGAGAAAGGAAAAGAAAGCCGGCCCCGGCCTATAAACTATTTGCGGTTGACGGCGGTGAACTGATAGCTGCTCTTCATGCGCAGATCGCGCTCATCCTGACGGCGATCGAGCGAGGGCATGGTGCGCTTGTAGCGCTCGATGACCTTGAGCACGTTGGGCGGCGCGTCGATGAGCGGCGTTTGCTCCGAGTCGCCATCAGAGGAGCGGCGCGCGGTGGCGCTGACGTTGGGGCGCTCCTTGTAGCGATAGGTACACCAATCGATGACGGCCTGCTCAATGTCCTCGGGGAGCATAATGTCGCCCGTCACCGGCATCTGCCCCGGCTGGACATAGCCGGCGCTGTAAGCGATCTTGATGGTCTGGCCATCGGCGAAGGAGAGGCCGCCCGCCAGCCAGAGATTCCAGACGCGCTCGGGATCAATGTCGGAGTCGATGTAATAGCCTTCGGCGACCTTGTCCGCCGAGACCGCGATGGTCTCAGAGCCGACCGCAAGCGACGTGATTTCGGTAATCGGCCAGTGGTAGAGCACCATCTGCGGAGAGCCATCGCCGACGCGCACCTCCGTATAACTAGTCTTGAGCAGGTCCGGGCGCTCGGCGGAGTGAGTGAAATCTCCACTGACGGCCGTGATTAGCCGGGAGATGGTGGCATCGTCATTGGTATTGGTCGAGTTGATGGGCAACCAGAGCTTGAGGGTTGCGAGTGTGGTCAGATCGTTGGCTGCCATCGATTGCGCTCCGCAAAACAGGGTCAGGGATCAGGGAAGATAGGTGGCGACGTAGATCGCGTGGAAATCGAGGAGTGCCACGGCGCCCTTGGGGATGAGCTCGAGCTCGAGCGGCTCCGGAGCGCCCATCTGGTAGAGCCGTGCGACGATCATCTTGATGGCTGCCTTGATGGTGGCCGGGCAGGTATCGACCTCGACGCCGTCGCCATAGCTGCCAGCCACAAAGGTGAGCACCACCGAGCCGGGAATGTAAGTCATCTCCGAGGGCCAGTAGGTGCCGAGCGCGGGAACGATGCGCGCGGGCTCGCTGGTCAAATCGACGATGTACTGGCTGGGATCAAGCGTCTGCATTTCGCCGGACTGATCCACATAGGTGATGGAGGAGACGCTTTGCGTCCTGGGCATCGGCACATCGATGCGGATGCGATTCCAGAAATCCGAGTAATAGGGCCAGTCTTTGCGGTAGCTGGGATTGACGGTGCCATTGGCCTCCCACCACAGCGGAAAGTGATCGAGGGTGCGCTGCCAGGTGGAGTTGTAGATGGCCCGGTTCATGTACAGCTCAGCCGTGGAGCGCGCGGCGGAGATGAAGGGCCGCAACTGCGCAGCGAGGATCTGCTCTTTGGCGCGGTCGCTGGACTCCATCGGGCCGAAGCCGCATTGCAGCTTGGCTTCGTAGAGCGAGATTGGCTCGACGACCGGCGGCGTGATGAGGTTGTAAGAAAGAGACATCGGATCTCCGCACCGAGAAAGCTACCGCAGGTCCTTCGACTCCGCTGCGCTTCGCTCAGGATGACAGACTGTGAGATAGACCGCTCAGGATGACTGGGGGAGGAAAAAGATCAGCCGCGAACGGCGGTTTCGCGCTTGCGGCGCGCGGGCGCAGGATCGGGACCATCGTCACCGCGAGGATGGAGCGGCTTGACGGTGATGGAATTCTGGCCGCCGGCGAACTCTACGGCTCGGCCGGAGGCGATCCACTCGCGAGCGAGATCATCAGGGACGCTGACCAACTCATCCACAATAAAGGGGAGCGGCGAACTGGCATGGCGAAAGGACTTTTTGATCTGAATCTTCATGGAAGCCTCGAAAGGATGGGCCTCCGGCCCCGCGCCTGCGGCTGGTTGGCCTTCTGGCGCGGAGTGGAGGGTTATGGTCCGGCAGGACCTGGGCAAAACTAGCTGGTCAGAGTGAGCGCGACGCCCTTCCAGGCCGATCCGTCATAAACCCAGAGCTTTTCCGCCGTGGCGTCATAGCGAACGGTCAGCGCGGTGGGCGTGTCGGATGGCTTGCCGGTGGTGGCCGCGAGAACCGGTGCCGGCAGATCGGCCAGCGTCAGCGCGCGGAAGCCGGGCGCGGCGGCCGCGCCGGAGACAGGGCCAGCGAAGACCAGGTTCTGCGCCTGGGTGTTGTCGGCGATGGCGATGGTACCGCTGTTGACGAGTGGAGATCCGGTGACCGTCTGGCGGGCCGGAACGGTGACTGCGACGCTGACGCCAGCCCCGAAGGTGGTTACCTGCCAGGCCGTGCCGGTGTCGGTGTAGAGGGTTGCGGTGTCCGTGGCGTAGTAGGTGCGCCCCGGATGCTTCGCCGTTGGCATATTGGCAAACGGGCCTTCCATACTGACGTTGGCTTGTTTCTGCGGCATTGAGCACATCCAATCAAGCGCCGCGCTGGGCTTTAGCTACAGAGCCCAGAGCGGCCGGTTAGCGCGGCAGTTTAGGGGTGGGGGGTGACGAGCTTCAGGATGGGGTGAGTGCCCGCATCCGTGGCTGCGGCGCCAAGACGGGAGTAGCCGATGAAGCCGACTTCCAGCGTGTCAGCGAAGCGCTCGTCGAGGCGCAGGATGGAGATGCCACCGTCGGTGCGGAGCAGATAGCCCTGGCTGAAGTCGCCGAAGAGCACGCCGGTCGCGGTCAACGAGCTGCTGATGTTGACGGCCGAAGGAAGCGCCTGGTTGAGGGTGATGGGACGGCCAAGAATCTGGTCGAGAGTACCCGAGTTGGGGGAGGGAATGAAGAGCGGGCGACCGTAGAGGTCTTTTTGGCCCATGATGAAGGCGCGAGTGACCGAACTGAAGACCCAGTTAGCGTTGGGGATGTAAGCCGGATCGAGCGCGGCGTAAGTGGCGACAAAGTCGTCGTAGACCGGTCCGGTAGCCGCTCCAGCAGTGGCGCCCAGCGTGGCGCCGGTGGGAAGTGCGGCGACGTTAGAGCCGTTGCCATTGGTGATGAGGTATTCCAGGCCGCGGTAATACCGCAGTGCGAACTTGTCGCGCAGCCAGGCTTCGAGGTTGAAGTAACTGTCGTCCAGCTCCTGACGGGAGACCTTGACCATGGTGGCCACAGTGTCCGTCTGCATGACGAAGCCAGAGAAGGCCGGATCCTGTTCGGTGATGACCGAGGTTTCAGCCGTCAGCGTGGTCAGAGTGTTGCCGGTGTCGTTGGAGAGCGCCACCTTGATGGGTGCGCCATTGTTGTCGGTGACCTTCTTGCCGACGATGCTGACCATGTTGCCGATCAGCTTCTGCGCATCGATCATCGTGGTGAGGAACTGCTGCGGGATCATCGTGGCGCCGGAAGGGCCGGTACCGGGCGAAGCCGGCAGGCCGCCCGCGACGGTGATGTCTCGAGTCTCGAGAAGACTGCGCTCTTCCTCGGACATGCGCGCATAGCCGCGCCGGATGTACTTTTCGAAGGCGCGGGAGACGGCGGCGGTGTGGACCGGATCGACGCCGCTGGCGGAGCCGTCTGGGTTGGGGCGCGGAGGACGCTGGGACTGGCGCGACTCGGCTTCGAGCTTTTCGACCTGCTCGATGCGCTGAATGTCGCCTTCGTAGATGGCCACATCAGCCATCATGGCGTCGAACTTGGCGCGGTCTTCAGAGGTGACGGTTTCCTGCAGCACGATCTTCTGTGCGTCAGCGATGGTCTGGACGCGCTTGGCGCGCAGTTCAAGGAGCTTGGACATGGTGTGCCTTTCGGGTTTTGGAGTGTGCTGGCCAGCAGCCGCTTCGCGGCGGTCGCTACCATGCCGCAGGACGGACGAATGCGATTGAACGCAGCGGATGAACCGCGCGCCCGATCCTGCCGAAACAGAGATCAGAGATCAGGATTCAGGGGTCGCTGAACGATCTGCGGGCCGGGTAGGCTGGCCTGGGCTATGCGCAGGCGCATCTCGGCGCGCTGCTTCCAGGCGCGAGCATCACCCTCGGCCGAAACTTCGATGTCGTGCTCCTTGCAGAGCTTGACGAGCTTGTCGTAGGCGGTCTTCTTTTCCGCCTCGCTGGGGCCTTCGACCTGGTCAAAGCGGGCCAGCGCATCGCGGAGGTGCGACTTGGTCTTTTCCTCATCGCTGAACTTCCAGGGAAGGTGCCAGGTGTCGGTCTTCTCCGGATCTCCGACGATCAGGAAGCAGTCGGCGGTGAGGTTTTCGCCATCCACCTTTTTGGTCTGCGTCTTGCGCCTGTGAATATGCGTGCGGCTGCAGCGGCAGTTGGGATCGCCGCAATCGGCATTCGAGCAGTTTTCGCAATCGCCATTCTGGCACTCAGGGCAATCGCACTCGCAGTCGCCATCATCATCCTGCTGGCCGGCGCGCTGGAGCAGCCGGGCGCGCATCTCGCGGGGCATGGTGCTGGGCAGATCGCGCGAGCTGACCTGCGCGGCGCTGCTGTTGTAAGCCGGGAAGGTGACCGGCGAAACGTCGAAGAGTTCCCCGATTTCGAGGATGCGGCGCGAGACCGAGCCGTCCTCTTCGTCGGTCCACTGGTCGCGGGCGACGATGAAGCCGAAGCTGGACTGGGTGATGTCGCCGCGGCGCATCGAGGTGAGCAGGTCGCGGGCGGTTTGCGTGTCCGGCGGATCGATCTCGTAGGCCAGGCCGCGAGCGTCAACACTGAGGCGCAGGGTGTTGGCCGCGGTGCGACCCAGGACGTGATTGGCGTCGTGATTGAAGAGGGCGCGCACATCGGGATTGGCGGCCATCACCATGTCAAAGGCGTGGGGATCGACCTCTTCCGTGAACCAGCCGAGATCCTCGCTGCGCGAATCGAAGACGGCCGCGTAGCCGCTGATCCTGGCTGGCTGCTTCTCATCGCTGACGCGGAACTCCTGGCGCAAAAAGCGGCGTTCGAGCTTGTTCTTCATTTTGCCTCCGTGGGCGCGGCGAGCTGCGCGGCTGCACGCTGCGCGGCGCATTCGCGGCTGATGTTGATGTGGATGGAGCGGAGAGCCTTGAGAAACTCGGTGCGGGCCAGCTCGGCGGCGTCCTCTACCGAGTAGTGCGCGGCCCATCCGGCGGCCCGCTTGGCCATCGACTTGAGCAGATCATCGAGAATCGCCTCGGGAGCGGGAGCCGTCGAGCCATTCAGCAACATTGAGGGATCAGCAATGGAGCGGAAAACGGGACGCAAAAGCACCGAAATGGTATCGAAATCGCGCTTATCGCGCTTCAATAAGCGGCTAAAGGCATCGCAAAAGATCGGGAGGTAAGCGCGCGTGAAGCGGCCCAGCAGATCGCGCTCCGTGCCGGTGGTCGCCTTGGCCCCTGCCCCGTCGCCGTCGGTGGCCGGGATGTCGCCGTTGGCGTTGAGCGGCACATCCTGGATGGACTCGGTATCGAGCAGCCGCTCCGCGTTTTGATAATTTACCGGAACCAGGTAGACATCGCCCAGCGGCCCGATGGGATTCTTGCCGAGGTCTTCGAGCACGGTGTTGGTGTTGTAGAAGCCCCACTGCTTGCCGACCGCGTAGCCGTCCATCGTCGACTTGAAGTCGCCGCGCAGCCGCTCGGATACATCGAACTCGACACTGTAGTGGCCGGAATTACGCCCCACACGCGGAAAGAGCTTACGGAGAGACTCCAGCTCGATGCGGCAGAGATAGGGCCGCAAGGTGTCAGTGACAAAGCTCAGATTCATCTGCTCGGCGTTGTTATTGCTCATTCGGGTGGTATCGCCCACCTGATGAGGTTGGACGCGGAAGAGCGCGGCTATCTCCGCCCTCTGAAACTGGCGCGTCTCCAAGAACTGCGAGTCCTCGGGGCTGATGCCGATCTGGGTGTAAGTCCAATTGCCAGGGAGAACCGCCGTGGAACCCGAGTTCTCGCCACCTTGGGTCTGGTTCCAACTCTCCTGCGCTTCGGTTTTCTGTTTCGGAGAGAGTGTGCCCGCGCAGGAAAGAATGCCGCTGGGGCGAGCTCCATTGCCAAAGAATCGGGAGCCATACTTTTGCGCACCGATGGCCAGGCCAATGCCTTGGCGGGCGAGCCAGATGGGTGAGAAGCCCTTGAGCCCATTGAAACTGAAGAGCGGCACATGGAGCATGTCAGCCGCGAGGATGGTCCGCTGCTTGCCGTCGACCATCCCGTCAGTGGTCTGGTAGACCAGATCGCCGTTTTTCGCGCGCATCGGCTCGGTAAGCTGCGGATGCAGAGGCCAGAGTGCCACTGGCCGACCGCCTCCGTCGCGCTGAATCTCGGCGTATCCGTTTCCGGTGAGCGCCAGAGCACCGACAAAGCTCTCCCAGAAGGTGAAGGCGGTCATCTCTTCATTCGGCTCTGAACTGAGCAGATAGGCGAGGGGATGATCGAAAGACTTTTTCCGTCCCTTGTCGAGCAGCTCGTAAACATAAAGCGGGAGGGAAGCCACCGCTTCCGCCAGAACGCGCACGCAAGCATAGACGGTGGCCTGCTGGAGAGCCGTGTTGACGGTGACCTGCTCGCCGGAGGCCGTGGGCTCAGAGCCGGTGGCCCAGGCCAGAAAGCCCGCGGCGGAGAGAGGCACGCTGGGATTATTCAGCGAGGAGCTGCGCAATTCCAGCGAAGTGAGGTCAGGTTTGCGGGCCTCGTCAACGAACTTCGAAAGTGCCTGGCGAATCGACATTCGGCCTCACATCACAAAAGGTTCAAAACCACCGCCGGGAGCGGCCATGACGCGCGAGACTGCCATAATCAGCGCGACGATACCATCGATCTTTTCCCGCGACTTTTCCTTATCCGGCTTTAGATTCCCGGCCGGATCCATTTTGACGACGGTGTTGGAGGCCATCCAGCGCAGGACCGGATTGCCGCCGTGGGCCAGTTCGCCTCCCAGGACAAGCTCGTTGAGGCGCTTGGTGGGCGCGTTCATGCTGGCCATCCCCTGGCCCATCTCCACCATTTCGAAGCCGTCTTCCTCTTTGAGCTGCGTAACGATGTCCGTCGAGTTCCAGCGGTCGAAGGCGATCTCGGCAATGTCGAACTCCTCGCGCAGGGCGTTGATCCTGGCCCGGATGAAGCGGTAGTCAATGATGTTGCCTTCGGTCAGCTCGAAGAGGCCCTGGCGTTCCCAAACATCGTAGGGAACGCGATCGCGCCGGCAGCGGAAGGGGATGTTATCCTTCGGCAGAAAAAAGAACGGCAGCACATGCCAGCGCGGATCGTCGTCGGTCGGCTCGAAGAGCAGCACAAAGGCCGAGATGTCCGTGGTGGTGGAGAGATCGAGGCCGGCAAAGCAGCGCCGGCCCTTGAGCAGCTCGCGCTCAATGGCGAAGTTACAGGCATCCCATTTGTCCATCCGCATCCAGAGCGAGAAACTCATCGTCCAGATACAGAGCCGGAAACGTAAAAATGTATTCAGAGAGCTGGGGTCCTCTTTCGCTTTCATCGCCTGCTGACGAAGATCTTCCAGTTGGACCGCGCCCCCCAGGCAGGGATTAGCTTTCACCCAGTTGATTTCGTCTTCCCAATCGAAGTCGCTCTTACCCTCATCGTCGACGCCGCAAACCCACGCGAACCAGGTGTCATCCGGGACGATTCCCTGAAGAACCTTTTCGGAGTACTCGCGCTGCTTGTAGCAAACGGAATTGCGGTCGTAGCCGCTGTTGGTGATGGCGAACATGAGCGGCTGGCGGCATTTTCCCAAGCGGGAGTAAAACGCATTCCAGACGCCATCATTCGCGTGCGCGTGCAGCTCATCGATGCAAACAAAGGAGGGCCGCAAGCCTTGCAGATTCTGATCCTCTGCCGCGCACGGCTCAAACTTGCTGCGCGTGCTGAGATCGCAGATGTTTTCCTTGCCGATCAGCAAGCGCTCGCGAAGATAGTCCGAGACCGTGGCCATCGTGGCGGCGGTGTCGAAAACCCGCCGCGCCGTTTTGCGATCGGTGGCCGCGGCGTAGACCTGGGCGCCAGGCTCGCCAAAAGCGTGCAGCTCGTAGAGGCAAAGGCACGACAGGATCAGCGATTTCAGATTGCCGGCGCCCATCTCGCTGTAGGCAACCTTGAAACGCCGGATCCATTGCCCTTTGGCGTTCTTGCGCTTCCAGCCGTAAAGAATCCACAACAGCGCCTGCCAGGGCGGATCGAGATTGATCGGAATTTCGTAATAGTCGCCGTCAACGCCGCAGCAGAAAAGCGGAAAGTAATCGATGACGTGCTGCGCGGCTTTTCGGTCGAACTTGAGGCCGCGGGCTGGGCCCTCCTTGAGGTCACGGACATGGCGCTCGATCTGCAGGCGCACGAGCTTCGAGGTGAGAATGCGACCGGCGAGCACGTCGGCGATGTACTTCTCAGCGACGGAGCGGGCTCGGGACATTGATTATCCGTACTTCCTCGCCAGAAACTGGCTGCGCGGATCAGCAGCCTTGGTCGGTTGCGAGGCGCTTGGCGTGTTGCGGATGCCGAGCCGGGCGCGGCCGCTGCCGGTGCCACCCAGTTCGGTGCGCGCTCGCATCAGGGCGGTCAGCTCGGAACCAGAGAGCACGCCGCGATCCTCTTTGCGCTTGAGCAGGCAGTAGCCCTCGAGGGCGTCGCGATCGGAATAGGTCACCCAGGGCCACATCTTCAGGCAGTTATCCCAGATGGCGCGGATTTTCTCGGCTTCCTGATAGCCGGTGTCCGGGTGAAAGATCATCCACTTCGCCGGCGGACCTCCAACCGGAAGCGGTGGCGGCTGCGGCTCGTTGGCGCGCGCCCGCATGCGCTTTGGGTTCTTTCGCCCGGCTCCAGTGAGGAGAAGAAGCTCTGTCGGTTTGGGAGGTCTGCCAGCCATTTGTACACCTTCGCGGGATATTTCAGGCTCTCAGCGGCCCTCCATGGGTATTCCTGCGCGATTGCCGAGCGCCTTAGAGCACAATGCCGACCCGCTGGCAATCTCACGACTTCCGGCCAAAAACTTCCATTTTGTGGACGTCTAAATGTGTCCCCACAACGGTCTAAGCGCCCGAGGCCGGAGGGATTTCGACCCCCTACCCCATCCTCACCGGGGCCCTGCATGACCGAAGCCACCATCTTGCGCGGAAGTCTTCCTCGCGTGACAACGCTTGCACAGTCCTTGCCAGTTCGTTGCATCCCAACGCCGCTCTGGCGCGACCGCTACTGCGACGACGTGATCCACATCGGTAGCCGCGACATCTACCGACCTATGCACACCCGGCGGATAGCCCACGCACAGCGGATGCTCTCGCAAATACGCCTGACTAGCCTTCTGCCAGCGCGATCCATAGCCACGCTGAGCGGCAGTAGGCCGTTGTTCTTTGGCTTTGCCCTGCGTTCGGCAAGCATCGCACCAACCGTTTGCAACGGACCGTCCGCATCCCTTGCATGGCTTATTCGCTGCAACCGGCACAGCAGCCTCATTCCGTCACAGTCAGCAATCGATCATCGCAAGCGAGTATCTGCTCGCGATTGATCTTGGCAAGCACGACGCATCCTTCACTAGCAGTGTGATTCATTGCCTCATTGTCGCCATGCACCATAAAACCAGAGCGTCCAAACGTCTTCGTGACACTCCACGGCGTCAGATGCGCAACCAGCGGACCTTTGCCACCTGGATCATCGAAGAACGTCCCAATTGTCCACCGGCCTTGCGGTATCGGTCCCACATCGGCCACGTTCTGCATCGCCGGATTATTCAACCCTTCGCCATGTCCCGAGTAGCCAGTGCCGACCAGACTGCCCGATGGATTGACTAGCTTGCCTGTCGATTGCGAATACTTCCAGGCCATCGGGCCTCCTACGGTCTCAACGTGCCATCCGGCTGGATGCGCCAGGCCAGCGTTTCCCAATCTTCGCGCGTCGCTGCCCTTTCGAGCAGTCGGCGCAGATAGCCAGTGTGCGGATCAACGGCGCCATATTTGCGCTTGCTGCGCTCGAAAGCTTCCCGAACTGCTGCTTCTTTGTCGCTCAATGCCGCCCCCCCAAAAAGACGGCGGACGCCATGAGGACGATCCGCCGGTGGAGTGAACTTGATGGGGAGACTCCTAAGTGAGCCCTGATTGTCTCCCCGGCGTGGCGCTTGATACGCCGCGTCAATTCTTTGCGCAGCCCAATGGTCAGCCCAGGCCAATGACCTGGAACAGCCGAGGACCGCGCAAACTTGCTACTTCAAAGCAACCAGCGGCAGGCCCGCTTTCTTGGTCGCGCCATTCCAAGCGTGCCGGAAGTCCTGCGCCGGATTGCCCAGCGGATGCGTGACGCTGAACGAGCGCGCAATCCGCACCTTGTGCCCGCGGCCATCCTGCCCGTGGTAGTTATAAATCCGCGTAATCCCGTTAGCCGTCAACGACACCGCCGGTGTCGGCAACACCGCCAGCAGTCCATCCAGAGCCGTAGTCAGAACAGCAGCCAGCAGCGCAGCTTTGGAATTCGGATCGACTCCAGCAATCACCGCCTCAACCGCTAAAGCCGCGTTCGCAACCAGAATCTCGGTTCCAGTTCCAGCCGCGAAGTTCGCTTCAGCCGCCTTCAGGCTCGCAATAGCGCCCGGCAATGCCAAAGCCACCGGCGAGCCAGAATCGAGCACCGTTTCAAAGTTGCTCGCGGCCTGCAAAGTGACATTGACGAGATTCTCGGTCTCGGTGATCTGGCTCTGGGTGCATCCGCTCAACGGTGCAATGACCATCAGCGCAATCAGCATCCAAACTCCCAGCTTTGCCGTCGAACTCGGGCCGGCTGGCTCTGCCGCAGGTTGCGGTATTTCCGGCTCGCCCTGGCGATACCACGCATAAAGCGCAATCGCCGTCAGAACCGCCGTCTGTCCCCATTCGGGGATCAGGCCCCAGATAAGCAGAATCAAAGTATGAAACTCGGGCACATAGTCGAACGCGCCCACAAAGAACACCAACAGCGCCACTGCGTGTGTCCAAACGCTGTACTTCTCAAACCAATCAGAAATCGTTTTCACCGCAACTCTCCTTCGCCCTGAATTTTCGGCGCTTACTGAATCAGCGCCAGATCCGCTTGCAACTGCGCCAGATCGAAGCCGCTCGGCGCGCCGTTGGCTCCCAGCCAGTCAGCGCTCAGCAGCGCGTGCGCTTCGTCCACATACTCATTCCAGAAAGTCCAGGTCATCTTCTTCTGGGCTCCCCAAGTGATGCAGGTCAGCCCGTCGGAGTCGTAGGCGCACACAAAAACGCAGTGGCCGCCCCACGATCCCGCCTGCGCACTGCCATCTCCCGGATCGTCGACCGCGTCCCACACATCCTGCGTCTGCGCCGTCAGCGGCAGCGAAACACCGATATATACGCCACCAAATAGCGCGATGCACTGCTTGATTTCGATTACGTTGGTTGCTTCTGGATCAGCGAAGGCCAGCAGCTTGTGACCTGCGAGACCGTTCTTTCGCCAGTCAGTCAACACATCCAGCTCCACGCCACCCTGGTCGGTACTCGGATCGGCGGGTTTATAGCCGTCCCACTGTTCGTAAGCCGCCAGAATCGCGCTGTCCGGCACCGTGATTTCCGCGCCAGCGTTTGCGCTCAGTACCTGCACCGCATGGCCGCATCCGGCAATCGTACAATCGCCCAACTGATCATTCAGCATCATGCCGAAGCTCGTGATGCCCTTTGACCAATCCTTCGCCACCGGAGGCGAAGGCAGATCTTCGGTGAAGTACCGCGCCAGCCGCAGCGTCCGCGTGTCCGTCTTGATCGCCTTGCGGCCCAGTTTCATTTGCGAGTGATCTGCCATGTTACGAATCCTCCTTGGAATCGCGCCCTTCCAGCCGCGCAATCCGTTCGGTGTGGTCATTGAGCCGCAACTCGATGGTGTCCACGCGCTTTTCCACGCGGGCGCCATCCTTGCCGAGGCTCATAATTTTTTGATAAGTGGCGCCGAAGAAAAATGCGCCGATCAGCAGTTGGCCAAAGACTCCGCCGATCTGAACCCATGCCGAAGGTGACATCGCCATCCTCATCGTGCAGGTTTGGGATAAACGCGCACCGCGCGATCACCGAACTGCATCTCACCACTGCCGTCATCGATCCTTGAGGCCGGAATCGGCCATTGCTCGACTTTCTGGATTGCCAGCTCCACTGCATCTTCCGGAACCGGAATGTGTCCATTTGGCGCTGCTGGCCGGCCAAGCTTCCAATCTTCCGTTTTGCCCAGCGTCCGCGAGCGTCCACCCAGACCCGCATTCAACTCGCAGACGCGCACCGTGATTGAGCAAGCTGTCGGCCTGGAAAGTAACTCCAGGTCGCTCCGTTTGTCGGCCATGATCTGGTAGCCGATACGAGTTCCCTGTTCGTCGTACACTTCGCGCCACTTCCGCTTCGCCAGCTTTTCAGCCGCTTCGGTTTCAGTGGTGTTGCGCACAACACGCCAGCCGAGTGTGGTCTCTGCGGCATAGAGATGTAACGCAGCGCCGCGGGCGCGGCGCTGTGAAGCCGTCGGTTTTCCCATATTTGAGGAGGGCTTTCAGACAAACTTCGAGTTACCTTTACAACTGCGCTGTGACGTAGCGCCGATGCTCTTGGCAATCTCGGGAGCGGGTTATTTTCCGCTCCGCATTCACCATAGCAAAGATTTGAAGAATTAAAGTGGCGGAAACCTCTGGAGATCAATACCTAAGTCTTTGACAATCAAACTTTTACATTCTTCAAATTTATTTTTCAACGGCTCGCAGCCGCGCATTTTCCTCTCAAATGACGTTAAGGAATTAGTGAGAGAAGCGCGATCCCGATTGAAATAGCGGCTCATTTCTCTCAGTCCGCAAAGTTCTAAAGTATGCACAAGGTAAATCGCACATTGTCTCTCAAACAGAAATCTCCATGAACGATCTGCTTTGGTCATCTCTTCGACCGTGATTCCATTGCTTTCGGCGACGATCTTCTGCACCCGCCTGACGGCAACCGCGTTCGGCCCGTATTGCAGCATCTCCGGACCCATCACTGCTCCTGGAGCCATCCTCACCTCTTCGCCGTCAATAAAGCGCCTGAGGGGGCGCCTGATCGCCGCCTTGAGCTTCTTCGCCTGCCATTTCGGCAATGGCTTCGGATTGCCTTTCTCATCCACAAATTCGGAGAGCATCTCCGGCTCCAGGCTGTGACGCTTCGCCACCGCTGCGACCGGGGCCCATAGCAGCTCGCGACGAAACTGTTCACGCTCCGTTTGCGTGTAATTCGGTGGCCGGATATACACCTCGCGCTTTTGGTACACCACGGGCTGCGCCGGCAACACCGGCTGGCAAGAATCATCCTCATCGGCGCCCGCAAAGCTGAAGCCATCGCGGAAGCCCGCGCCGGTCACGTAGCAGCAGGCCTCGCCATCCGCGCAGCGCATGCACAGCGGCTCATCCTCGACGAAAATCTGCGCCTGGCAGTGATGCCCTTGTCTCCGGCACTCCGCGCACTCCACCCCGATCAGCTTACCCATCGCACTCATTGCCAGCTCCCCACGGACGCCTGGGCCCGTACATGCTCATCCCGTAACACCGCCGCATCCCATGGCCAGCTCTCGCTGTTGCGCCAGTACCCCTCGGCAAAGAACCGCCTCGCGCCCCACTTGAACCGCACCCGCTCGCCCTGGTTGGTAAAGCTCTTCCAGGCCGCGATCATCGCCAGTGCCGTCGTCGGAGGCGGCTCGCCCTTGTCCGCCTGCTGCTGGATCACTGCCGCCAGCGCCGGACGTAGCCGCCGCGCCGTGAATGCGCATCCCTGCATCACCTGGTCAACAGCGCCCACGACCCCAGGCGGTAGCCGTCGATCAAAATCTCCTGAAACGCGCTGTGCGCCGCGATCTGCGCGAGGGTCGACTCGTTGCCCTGTGCAACCAGCAGAATTTCCCGCCATCTCCGCGGGCTGGTTCGCAGTGGGTAAAACGCCGATCCTCTCCAGGTCCGTGGGGCTGTCTTGCGTCTTGCCATCATCAGCTAGCTCCTCTTCGCCGCATTCCCCCTCGGTCACGAGGGGGTTAGGGGGTGTTTGCTTTTGCTCTTGTTGCTCTTGTTGCTTTAGTTCCCTGTTATCTATTGCGATACCGTCAATGTCACCCTTTTGACACCCTTCTGTCACCCTTTTGTCACCCTTGTGGAAAAAAAGAGGGGGCGGAGAAAGGGTGACACCATGACACCCTTCTGGAAGCTCATCGAGCTCGCAAAAGTAGTAGAACGTCACCGCGCCGCGGCCCTGATTTTTAGGCCGGACGCGCTGGATGATCCCCTTGCGCTCCAGGCTTTCCAGCAGCCGTTGGCAGGTGCGCACTGAGACCATCGCCACCTGGGCAATCGTCTCCAAAGCGGGAAACGTGCGGCTCCCCGCCTTGCGCTCCTGATGCGAGTCGGCCAGCGAGACGCCCACCATCTTTTCCGTGCGGGTGATGGTTTCCCCGTTGGGGCATACCTCCAGCCCGAGTATGTATGCTGTTGCCCTTGCACTCACAGGACTCTCCCAAGCCCGGCGGCGCGATGGCCGCGCGGGCTAAATTCGATCATTTGACGCTTTGATTTACTGACCCTTATATGTCAAATAAATCTTTAAAGTAATGGGACCCCAAAGCCTATAGGCTTTGGGGTCCCATTACTTTACCCGTCCCCGTCCCCGTCCCCGTCCCCGGACCCGTCCCCGGACCCGGACCCGGACCCGTACCCGGACCCGGACCCGGAATTATTTTGAATCACGCCGTCCACGGAGCGACTCCTTTGATACTCTTCTCTGCAATCGGCTCAACGGGAAGTATCTCGATTGCCTCCAAGAGCAAAACTGTTTTAACGGGCTCAGGAAACTTGCAATCCATCGGCATTTTTACGCCTTTCATTGCAAGCTCTGAAAGTGAAGCCGCTCCTCGCCAGTACCAGAGTCTGCGCGCCTCGCTGAGTTCTACTTCTCGGCCATTGCGGGCCACAAGCGTACCGGCAAAAACGCCGGCGCTATAAGTACGAACGATGACATACTCCCCGTTTTCTATTGCCACAAGGTTCCCCTTTCCATTTTGTTCGGCATAACTCACCTTAACTCGAAGTTGCTTTATGTTACTAACTGCAGCGTGATGTGACTAACTGCACGCGGCGAGGTTTACCCTTCACGGGGGCCAGAAGCTGGCCAGTTCCCCGCCGCGCGGTTTTCGCACCGGGCCGTGCGTCCCAGCGCGAAACTTAAAGTGCGCGAGCGGCGCTGGGGCTACCCCTAGCCCAGCGCCGTGGAGACGGGTCATGGAACCCGCCGCGCACTTCCCGAGGGGAGGCTGCCGCGGGAATCTAGGAGCCATCTTTGAAGGAGAGCGGTGCGCGCGCTTCCTTCGGCGCTGGCGGATTGAATAGGTTGATCTGGCGCGGATCGCGGTCGAGAGCGTAGTAATTGCCATCCTCATCGCGGCCCATGAAGATCCTCGACGTGGAAGGGATGATCGAGGCTAGTTGTGCCTTGCAGGTGAACTGCGTATCGATCTGTGTCCGGTCTTCCTTGGGATGCAGCGTCAAGGTCAAAGTGATCTGCCGCTTGGCCGTCGCCGGCGTATTCGGGTCGGCAATGTTACTCATTACTTCGGCAAGTTTCAGCCCGAAGGCCTCGACCATCGCTCCCTCGGAAATGGAGCTTATGTCGATCAATTGCGGTTCGTTCAGTGGATTCGCCATTACTGCAACCCTCCGGCCCGGTACCATTCCATCCAGGCCCACGCAAACTTCGTGACCAGATCAAAAAACGCCCAGACTGCGAAGATGTACAGCGGCCACCAAAGCAGCTCGCGCAGGCGCGCCCCATTGGCGACTGCCACCTGTTCGCTATTCCCTGTACCCTGTTCCCTGATCGCTGCTTTATTCAC